TTGCTGAAGACATAGTTTCTTTTGCATAATTAATTAATAACCATAAAATAAGGGTAGGTAGAAATATATCTACTTACCCTTTTTTTTTAAAAACATAAAACAAATGTCTTGTACTTTAACAACCGGGAGAATCATACCTTGTAAGGCTGCCTTTGGCGGAATTAAAAGAGCTTATTTTGCAAACTATGGCTCTATTGACGATATTATCGTGGACCCAATAACAAAAGAGGCTACTATTGACCCAAATAGCCCTGTACCTAAATGGTATCAATTCGACGTAAAAGGAAATTCAAGTTTAGAAACTACCGTAACAAGTAGTAGAGAAAATGGAACCACTTTTTACACACAAACTTTAAATTTAACGCTTACTTATTTAGACGCTAAAACACAGGCCGAGTTACAAACTATCGCTTTAGCTAGACCTTATGTGGTGGTTGAGGATTACTACGGAAATATGTTCCTTTGTGGATTTGAGAACGGAATGGAATTAACCGGCGGAACCGTAGTTACGGGAGCAGCGGCAGGGGACCTTTCGGGATTCACTATTACTATGGAGGGAATGGAAGAGGTTGCACCTTATTTCTTAACGGGCTCTTTTAACCCACAACCCGAACAAATAGACCCGCAGAGTTAGGTCTAAAAGTTTATTTTATTTAGTTGAAATTGGCACTCTTTTTTAAGGGTGCTTTTTTTTGTTATATACATTTTACAAATTAAAGTATTTTTATCGTTATACTAACAATGATTATACTAACTACATCAGCGACCGCGCAATCACTTTCGGTTATCCCTAGAAGCTACTTATCCACCTTTGATTTATCAATAAGGGACGATAGTACGAACGTAAAAGAAACCTATAATATTACAAATGCGGTAATTTCCGGCAATTATTTAAATTTTAGTAATACCTTTAATCCTATATTAATAGAAAATCATTTTTACGATTTAATACTTACTAGCAATGGCGAGGTTATTTTTAAAGATAGAATTTTCTGTACAGACCAAAATATAGACCAATTAAATAATGACTATTACGACTTAAATGAAGATGAATATTTAAGCTATAATGGTTATGATAATACTTATAAAGTAAGATGAAACGATTAAGAAACGACAAGGGACAATTTATTAAAAACTCTAAAACTTCGGAGTTTGGTTTTGTAAATTTAAGCACCTATACAAGCCCGGAAATTAAGGAGGTATCGGGAAAGGAATATATTGAGTACGGGGCGGATAATAACTACTTTCAGTATTTAATTGATAGGTACAATGGAAGCCCTACGAATAACGCCGCAATAAACGGTATTAGCCAAGCCATTTATGGAAAGGGGCTAAACGCTACCAACTCAAGCCAAAAGCCAAACGAGTACGCTCAAATGGTTTCTCTGTTTAAAAAGGACGTCGTTAGAAAACTTTGCTATGACCTAAAATTAATGGGCCAATGTGCGGTGCAGATTATTTATTCTAAGGACAGAAAAACTATAGCACAGGTTGAGCATATTCCGGTTGAAACTTTAAGGGCGGAAAAATGCAATGAGGACGGGGACGTTCCCGCATATTACTATTTCAAAGATTGGGCCAATATAAAAAGGAATGACGAGCCATTAAGAATCCCTGCTTTCGGAATGTCAAAGGATAGCATTGAGATTTTATACATACAACCGTATAAGGCCGGGTTTTATTATTACTCTCCGGTAGACTATCAAGGAGGCCTGCAGTACGCGGAGCTAGAAGAGGAAGTTTCAAATTACCATTTGAATAATATACTAAACGGGCTAAGCCCTAGTATGCTAATTAATTTTAATAACGGCACGCCGAACCAACAGGAAAGGCAGCTAATAGAGAAAAAGATAGCGCAAAAGTTTAGCGGTAGCAGTAATGCAGGAAAATTCATTTTAGCATTTAATGACAACAAAGAAAGCCAAGCGGAAATTACTCCGGTTCAATTATCAGACGCGCATAACCAATACCAATTTTTAAGCGAGGAGTCAACCAAAAAAATAATGGTTTCTCACAGAATTGTTAGCCCTATGCTTCTAGGAATAAAGGACCAATCCGGACTCGGAAATAATGCGGACGAAATAAAGACCGCTAGCTTGCTAATGGATAACACCGTTATAAGGCCTTTTCAAGAGCTTTTGATAGATAACTTTGATAGAATACTAGCTTACAATGATATAAGCTTAAATCTATACTTTACGACCTTGCAGCCCCTAGAATTTACTGAGGTAGACAAATCAATTCAAGATAAGGAAACGATTGAAGAAGAAACGGGAGTAGAAATGCAAAAGTTTAATCTTAAAATGATTGACGGAAAGCAGGCCTATGAAACAAAAGAGGAAGCTGAAAAGGTTTCAGAAGAAATGGGCTGCGGTGGTTCACACGAACACGAGGTTGAGGGAGTTACTTATTATATGCCCTGCGTAAGCCACGAGGAGTTAAAGGCTCCCTGTTGGGACGGCTACGAGCAAAGGGGAATGAAAGACAAAAACGGTAAAAAAGTACCTAATTGCGTTAAGCTAGAAGAGGTTACTTTAGAATCCTTTGGAGAGGAAGAGGACCTATCCGAGTGGGAGCTAATTGACGAGCGAAAGGTTGACTATGAAACCGAGGAGGCTCTAGACTATCAAATAAGCCAATTAAACACAAAGGGAAAAAGTTTACTTTCAAAGCTTTGGGAATTTGTATCTACGGGAACGGCAAGACCAAACGCAAAAAGCAGCCAAGACGAAACGGTGGACGGTACACAATTTAAGGTCCGCTATCAGTACGCACCACTAAAGGCCTCGCTACAATCAGACGACAGTAGAAGCTTTTGCAAAAAAATGGTGGCCGCAAAAAAAATCTACAGAAAAGAGGATATATTAAAAATGGGTAACGTTCAAGTAAATTCTTCCTACGTTAATAAAGACGGCCGGGAGGTTGGTTGGGGACCGCGAGGAGCCTTAACATATTCGGTTTGGCTCTACAAGGGTGGAGGCGCTTGCCATCATTTTTGGATGCGTAAAACGTATATGAAAAAGGGGAAAGGAACTATTGATATTAAAAGCCCAAACGCTCCAAGTATAAGTGTAAACCAAGCGAGAAAAGCAGGATTTAAGCCGGAAAAGAACGACCCTTTAGTTTCCAAACTTCCTGTTGATATGCCAAACGAGGGATTTTTACCAACAAATAAAAGAAGATAAATGGCTACACAATTATTTATAAATAGAACGGACCTTGCAAGGAACTCCATAATGGACGGCAATATTTCTACGGACAAGTTTATTCAGTTCGTAAAGATAGCGCAGGAAATAGACGTTCAGCAAATAATGGGGACGGACCTATACAATGGCTTATCGGCCGCAATACCAAATATTGACGACCCTTCAAATGCAAGGTGGAAGACAATCCTAGACGACTATATTGTGCCTATGCTAATATGGTACTCACAGGCCAATTACTACCCATTTGCGGCGTACCAAGTAAAGCAGGGCGGAGTATTTAAACACACGTCGGAAAATGCGGTTTCTGTTGATAAAAACGAAATAGACTTTTTGGTGGAAAAAGCTAGAACAAATGCGGAGTGGTACTCTAGAAGATTTATAGACTTTATGAGTTTTAATCAATCCAATTATCCGGAATATACTAGCAATACAAACGACGATATTTATCCTAGTTATGATGCTACTTTTAATGGGTGGGTTCTATGATATATAAACCAAAAGAAAAAAATATAAAAAAATTAGAGGTTTTTTTACAGAAAATAAAAAAAAGTGTAAACAAAAAAAACAAGATCAATGGCAAAGAAAAATAATATAAGCGACCACATAACCTACAGGGAGGCAACCTACTCAAAGTATGCTAGCCAATTTGGTATTAAAAACGTTCCTAGCGAGGATATTGAGAAGAATATGAAGCTAGTGTCTAAGGAATTATTTGAGCCTTTAAGAGAATGGGTTAAAGGACCTATAAAAGTAAATAGCTTTTACCGTTCTGAAAAATTAAATACCGCTTTGGGTGGTAGTAGAAAGTCAAGCCATTTGACGGGTAATGCAATAGATATTACCTCAATGGGCGGTAAGACTAATCTTGAAATGTTCCACTACATAAAGGACAATCTAGACTTCGACCAATTAATTTGGGAATTTGGAAACGAACCTAAATGGCTGCATATTTCTTATAAGTCAAAAAAGGAAAACAGAAAGCAAGTTTTAGTTATAAAGAAAAAAGGAGTTTATTACCGTTATGCCGATACCAAATAAAAAAATAGGAGAAAAGCAAAAAGACTTTATGATGCGGTGCGTTCCACAGGTAATGCAGAACCACGAAAAGTCGGAAGCTATTGCAATTTGCTACAGGTCATTTGAGGGAAATCAGATTAACTTAGAAACTTATAATGACTACCCGGAAAGCGCAAAGAATAACGCTAGGAAAGTATTAAAGTGGAGAGAGAAATACGGCAGCGAGGTTAAGGGAATGACGAGGGTTGGTTGGGTTCGTGCCAATCAGCTAGCAAAAGGCAAAAATATAAGCAGGGAAACAATAGCTAGAATGTCCGCATTTCAAAGACATAAAAAAAATTCAGCAGTAGGCCCGGAAAATAAAACTACACCTTGGAAAGACAGAGGCTATGTTGCTTGGCTTGGTTGGGGTGGAACGTCCGGTATAAATTGGGCTTCTAGTAAGCTAAAATCAATAGACAAAAAATGACAAACGATTATAAAACCCTAGCATTTAATGCAGGGACATTTGGAATATCAATGACAAGTATAGACGTATTTTTAAAAATTGTTTTATTAACTATATCTATTTTGTACACGATGCACAAATGGTATTTAATGAACGAAAATAAAGACAAATAATTATGGCAGGAATTTACGGTACAACTTGGTGGGGTAGTCCTTTAGTTAATGGTTGGGGTAGTATCTACTATGGTTTAAAAGAATTAAACGAACCTTTAAATGACTCTACTTTTCAGACTGCAATAAATGACATTTTAGCGCAGGACGACGACGGAGATTATAACCTTGTGCCTTATGGTAGGATTCAAGATTGGGACGTTTCACAGGTTACCTATATGGGCTACGCCTTTGATGGTAGAACAAATTTCAACGGAGATTTAGGGAAATGGGACGTTTCTAACGTAACATCAATGACAAGAATGTTCAGAGATTGTACGAGCTTTAATCAGTACATAAATGAATGGGACGTTAAAAAAAATAGAAGCGTTTACCTTATGTTTAAAGGGGCAAGCTCTTTTAATCAGTCTTTAAATAGTTGGCAGGTAGATGGAATAGATAGTTTTAACAGTATGTTTAGAGAAGCTAGTTCCTTTAATGGGGCGGTAGACGGTTGGGATATGTCCGGAGCAAATAACTTTATTAGAATGTTCCACTTGAACCCTGTTTTTGACCAAGACTTAAGCGGTTGGGACCCTTCATCATTAAACCTAGTACCAAATGCAGGCCTAGACTTTTTAAGTTCTGCAACTTTATCGGTTGCAAACTATGACGCTTTGCTAATCAGTTGGGGAGCAAGACCAAGTTTAACAAACGGATTACTTTTTAATTTTGGAACAAGCAAATATACTTTAGGAGGTGCAGCAGAAACTAATAGAAATGTATTAATTAATACCTACGGTTGGACTATTCTTGACGGTGGTGGAATATAAAAAAAAGACAATGGATAATAAAGAATTTAAACACAATATTGTTACTGAAAAAACTTGGTTTATCATTTACGATAATAGCAGAAAAATTATAAGCTACGGGGACGTTGGAGCAGGCCAAATAATTGGCACAAAATGGGACAATGTAGATTATATTACAACTGAAGAAGAATGGCTTAATATTTTAACTGAAAAAAATATAAATCCGTACCTAGTAGAAGATGAAGACTAAAAAAAAATTCTCTGAAACTAGGGTTGGCAAGTTCCTTAAAAAGGTTGCACCTAAAATTTTTGGTATAATAGGCGACGTTGTTCCGTCTATTGGTATTTTAGGCAAGGCTAAGGACCTAATACAAAATGATAATAGCATAGCGGCAGAGGATAAAGAAATCGCCTTAGAACTCCTTAAAATAGATACAATAGAGATAGAGGAAATTACTAAGCGGTGGGAGTCTGATAACCTTTCCGATAGTTGGCTTTCAAAAAATACAAGGCCAATAGCATTAATATTTTTAACCTTGTCTATGACAATTTTAATACTACTAGACTCTTTTAATATAGAATTTTCTGTTTCTAGCGAGTGGGTTGACCTACTTAAATCACTTTTAATTACAGTTTATGTTGCTTATTTTGGTAGCAGGGGAGTTGAAAAATTTAAGTCTTTAGGAAAATAATTGGCTTGTAAACTTAATAGATTACATTTTTTATTTTTTGTCAACCTAAAATGACACTACTCCATATATCTTTATTTTTATTTTATATACTATACTTTTATATATTTTTTTAAATATTTTTATTTTATTATTTTTTTAAATATAATTCTATATATTTGAATAATATACTTTAATAAAAAAGTGCTAAGTTTATATTTTTATTTTAAAAAACAAAGCATTTAAACTAAAATTTTTAAATTATGCAATTTAAGTTAAACGTAAAGCACCTATACAAAGAGGACAAAAAGGAGGATAAGGACATTTACTCAATTAGACTAGAAACATACAATGGAAAGGTAGAGGGAAAGTTTGAAAGAAGCG